TAGAAGAATCAAACACTTATCCTCTTAACAATCCAGAATGCTACAAGATATTATCGTGGTACAATGATTTTTTTGTAGAAATAATTTGCGAAACATATTTTAGCGGCAAGACTTTTTATCCCACAGAAAAAACTTGGAGGGCTATTGCTTCTAAGACTCCATTTATAATACAGGGCCCAACTAATTTTTTAAAACAATTAAAAAAACTAGGATTCAAAACGTTTGATCGTTGGTGGGACGAAAGCTACGACAAAGATCCCTATGAATATAAGTTGACAGCAATTTTAAGAGTTATTGATCAAATCAATAGTCTGGATATCAACAAGGTATATAATGAAATGCAACCAATATTGGAACATAATTATAATGTTTTTAAAAATTTAAGTAGTGTAGAATTTCAAAAACTAGTAAATGACTAAAAGTAAATTTTTAAGCGGCGCCGAAGAGATGAAGGATAAATTAGGTCCTGGACTCTGTTTGGCCAAGTGGCAACAGGTAAGCTTGCATCTTCCTACAGGATTGACTAACAGTTGCTATCATCCGCCGTTGCATGCGATAGATGCCACATTATTAAAGGACAATCCCAGTGCGTTACACAACACCCCATATAAAAAAGAACAGCGTAAGATTATGTTACGTAACGAACGTCCGCAGGAATGTAGTTATTGCTGGACACAAGAAGACATGGGGAATTTGAGTGACAGACATTATAGATCAGGAGAACCTTGGGCCGCGGAACACTTTGAAACTATTGTAAACAGCACAGGAGATGAAGATGCAATTCCAAGTTATGTGGAGGTCAATTTTAATCACGCTTGTAACCTTAAGTGTAGCTATTGCAGTCCTCAGTTTAGCAGCAGTTGGGCTGACGAAATCGCTAGGTATGGAGCATACCCCACTAGTAATCCTCATAATGACCCTAGTCATTTTGCGGGTCGTAGAAGACCTATCCCCGCTCGTGAGGACAATCCTTACGTTGACGCTTTTTGGGAATGGTGGCCGAGTTTGTATCCAAAACTAAAACATTTTCGAATGACCGGCGGCGAACCCTTAATGGACCGTAATACCTATCGTGTATTTGACTATGTATTGGCGTTTCCTAAATCTGATTTACATATTGATGTTACCAGCAACTTTAGTGTGGAAGAAAAGTTATGGGAACAATATTTCAGTTATGTAAGTCAGTTATGCAACACCAATATCGAACATTTTATGCAGTATGTGAGTTTAGACTCCGGAATAGCTGAGCACGCCGAATATATTAGACATGGAATGGAATTTAAAAGAGTACTGGCAAGAGTTGATTATTTCTTAAGACATATACCCAATCGTAATAGTTTAACGTTTATTATTACTATGAACAATCTCAGTGTGCTAGGCTTAAAAAGGCAATTGGAAACTGTTCTTGCTTTACGAAGATTACATAGTACGACATATCAAAGAGTTTGGTTTGATACACCCATTCTTAGACAACCCGCTTGGCAAAGTTTACAGATACTTCCGCCAGTTTATGTTAAACGATTACAAGATGTGGTAGATTGGATGCAGGCAAATTTAGAAACACCTGAACGTCCGTTCCAAGGATTCAAAGATTACGAAGTGCAAAGAATGCAACGAGTCGTAGATTGGATGCGAGAAGGTAGCAAATTAGCATCGGAATATGTTAAACTACAACGTGCTGATTTTTTTAGATTTTTTAACGAGCACGATAAACGTAGAGAAACAGACTTCTTAAAGACATTTCCGGAAATGCGAGAATTCTGGAACGAATGCAAATATCATGCCCAAAATTAATAACGAAACAGATTTAGAATACAAGCGTAGGGTGATTGACATCAAGTCAGAATCATTCTGTGGAGCAAAATGGTACAATGCTACTATATGGTTGGGTTCGGGTATGACTACAAGTTGTCATCATCCACTACCACATAAAGTAAGTGTCGAAGAAGTGCAAGCGAATCCTCGTGCATTGCATAATACTGCAAAGAAAAAAGAGGAACGTGCTCAAATGCAGCAAGGAGAACGACCAGCAGGTTGCGAATACTGTTGGAAGATTGAAGACATAGGTCGCGACAACATCAGCGATCGTGTTTACAAAACAGTAATACATTCAGATGAGGATTTGAATTATGCATTCAACACAGACCCCGGTGAAGACGTCAATCTTCGAACTCTTGAAATCAGTTTTGATCGCACTTGTCAGTTTGCTTGCAGTTATTGCAACCCTGCATTCAGTAGTACTTGGGTCAAAGACATCAGTACCAACGGACCTTACGTGGACCTGGTGTCTGACGGTAGGAATCATTTTACTCATGGCCATGACAGTTCGCAGCTTTTTAAATTTGGTCAAGATAACCCATACGTCACGGCCTTCTTCCGATGGTGGGAATCAGACCTCCACCAAACCTTAGACGAATTAAGAATTACCGGCGGCGAACCATTGATGTCAGGATATACCTGGCAATTGCTTGACTGGTTTAAAAACAATCGAGGCCGAAGCCAAACAAGATTGGCAATTAACAGTAACTTAGGAACACAAGTTGATATTGATCGTTTATTTTCAAGTGTGGACGCACCCATTGACCTATACACTAGTAATGAGAGCGTCGGCAGTCATGCAGAGTATATTAGAGACGGATTGGTTTGGGACGATTGGGCTAATAGTGTAGAATTAATACTAGATCAGCAAGTAGGTAATAAATTACGCGGCTTACACGTCATGTGTACAGTTAATGCGTTATGTCTTGAAAGTTTAACTGAGTTTTTAGATTATGTAATAGAATGGAAACAATGCTACGGTCGAGCCGCAGTTAACTTCTCACTAAATATATTACGCTTTCCTAGTTTTCAATCTGCACTAATACTACCTGACAATTTACGTACACGGTATAAAGATCAATTAACGGACTTTATAACTAGACATCATGGTTCCGAATTTGTACACGAGTATGAATGGAATCAGTTACAACGCTTAGTTGATTATCTTGACGTAGTTAAAACACCGCATAGTGAAGCATTTGAATTAGATAAGTTACGAAACGATTTCAAGCAGTTCTTTACACAGTACGACCAACGTCGTGATAAAGACTTTGCACAAGCATTTCCCAACTTAGTGGAATGGTATAAAAGTTTATGACAAGTGATGTAAAAGGATTTTATAACAAGGGGTACGTGTATAATGAACGTGCCCCTTATTTCGTTGATAAAGACACGCTCACAGAAGAACAATTGACACGCTTGACCAAGAGTGACAACTTCTGTATGATGCCTTGGGTACACATGCATGCCTTCCCGGATGGTCGTACTTACCCTTGCTGCCTAGCAGACTATTGGCATCCGGTAGGAGACCTGCGTAAAAACACCATGGCAGAAGTTTGGAATCAAACTGGCTATCGAACAATACGTATAAACATGTTGCAAGACAAGCCCAGTGTGCAATGTACTAAATGTTATGAACAAGAAAAGAACGGATTCTTTAGTATGCGTAATGATGCTAATCGTAACTACGGGCATCATATAGCAGAAGTAGAACAAACACAAGAGGACGGTACTCATCCAGAATTTAGGATAAGGTATTGGGATGTTAGATTCAGTAATCTTTGCAATTTTAGTTGCCGTACCTGTGGTCCTATTTTTAGCAGCAATTGGTATAATGATCATGTTCGGTTATATAATAGGAAGCCTGATGTGCTTGGTCGTGATATGCTTCGTGTGGAGTATACAACAGGTAATGAAGATGACATGATAGCACAGATGCTGCCACACATACCACACTTGGAACAGGTATACTTTGCCGGTGGCGAGCCTTTGATAATGAAGGAACACTATACACTATTAGAGAAGTTAATTGAAGCTGGTAAAACAGATGTGCGTATTCAGTATAATACAAACTTTAGCGAACTTAGATTTAAAGACAAGCACGTATTTGAATACTGGAAACATTTTAAGAACGTTAGCGTAGGTGCAAGTTTAGATGCTAGTGGAGCTCGTGCAGAACTAATGCGTAAAGGCACCAATTGGCAACAGGCAGTGGAAAATAGACAGCGCATGATACAAGAAGCACCAAACGTAGACTTTTACATTGCAGCCACAGTAAGTGCATTGAATGTATTACACGTCTTAGACTTTCACAAAGAATGGGTAGAGCTAGGCTTGATCAAAGCTAAAGATTTTAATGTAAACATTTGCCAAGACTCTAACTGGTACCGTGTGGACATATATCCCCCGGCGTTTAAAGAGCAAGTTCTCATACCTGCGTATGAAAGACACATAGCATGGCTAGAACCACAAGACAAACTACAACGTGCTACCAATGGATTCAAGAGTGTGATTAACTTTATGCGAGCACAAGACCAATCCAACTTGTACCCAAAGTTTATTAGTGAAACTAACAAGCTAGACAAGTTGCGTGAAGAAAATACTTGGAAAACATTTCCAGAATTGATATTATCTAATTATGAACTTACCTAAAACAATGTGTATGTTACCATGGGTCAGTATCGAAACTAGTCCAATTGGTACTGCTCGGCCATGCTGTCTTGCTATAGATGAAATAACAAAGTCAGATGGTACCAAGTATGATCTCAATGAAACAAATTTAACAGAAATATACAAATCAGAGTATATGCAACAGTTAAGGCAACAGTTTCGTCGAGGTGAAAAGCCTGCCACGTGTAATCGTTGTTGGGACGAAGAAGCTTCAGGTCGCACAAGCAAAAGACAGCATAGCCAAATACGATTAAAACATCTAGTAGATAAAGTTGACTACGCAAATGACTTACCAGATCAACTTTGGTTTGTTGATCTAAAACTAGGTAACATATGCAATCTTAAATGCAGAATCTGCGGTTCGTGGTCAAGCAGTAACTGGGCAATAGAAGAAATAGCATACTTGCCGGGAATTGATAAAAAACAACATCTAGCATACAAATATCTTAAGCAAGGAATGTGGCCACGCAAGACACAAACGTTTTGGGATAACATGCGTGAACTAATTCCCAATATTGAATATATGGAATTCACAGGCGGTGAGCCTTTTATGATCGAAGAGCATTTTGAACTTTTAAGATTCGCTGTCAAAACAGGCCATGCTAAACACATTGATATTCATTACAATACTAACGGAACACAATGGCCCGGCGCCGAAGACGTATGGAAAGAATTTAGATTAGTTGAAGTTGCATTTAGTGTAGACAATATAGGTTCAAGATTTGAGTATGAGCGTTATGGCGCTAAATGGGACGAAGTAAATGCTAACATAGATAGATTTCATGCACTAAGAGATTCTAGTAAAAATTTCTGGACACAATTATGTTTAACTGTAAACATACAGAATATATATTATTTAGATGAGTTAATTAATTGGGCCACAACCAAAAATTTTAACAATGTTTATTTTAATATGTTACACAGCCCGGATCATATGAGTATAGCTAACTTAACACCACACGCAAAAACAATGGTTATTGAAAAGTTAGATAATGCAAATGTTCCGTCTCAGTATAAATTAGAACTTATGCGTATTAAAAAATATATTCTAAATAGCAAAGGCAGTGATGGGAGAGAATTTTTAGAAAAAATGCAGCGCACTGACGCATATCGAAAACAAAATTTTAAAGATACACATTTAGAAATAGCAAAGGCAATGGGTTATGAATAAAATAGTTTCTTTTGGCGACAGTTTTACATTTGGATCTGAACTTGAAAATAATGATGACGGGTCAAAGGCCTGGCCGGGGTTAATTGCTGAAAAATTAAAAATTTCATATGCAACATTGGCTGTCCCGGGGTGCGGTAACGAGTCAATTGCTAGGCAGATCTATACCTATTTTTCTAGTAATCCCGGTAGTGATGTAATAGCAATTGTCAATTGGACATGGCCCATGCGATGGGATTTTTATATCACCACTCCGATTAAGCGAGCAGTCGAGCGAAAGTTAGTCAAAAATTTTGTAAGAGAAAAAGATTACAGTTCAATGGCCGGCAGCGATTGGCCAACATACGACGATTTTTGTAATGGTGTAATATCTGACAATCCTGCTGTTGAAACAGAAATTGATACCTTTTTAAATTCACTTAGTGAAACCGACAATGGAAAATGGATAACATTGGGACCAACTTGTGTACCTAGTAAGCTCAATTTTTTAAATTCTCAAAAAGCACAGTCGTTGATTAACATTTACAATGATTTTTATAAAGAAAGTTTACTATGGCATAGATATAGAAGTTTGCAATCAATTTTCGCTGCACAACAATATCTAAAGAATAAAAATATAAAATCAATCCAAACTTATATGGACTATGATATGTTAAACAGCGAACATCCTGCACTTTCGCCAACATACATAATAGAATTACAAAATTTAATAAAAGACGAGTTAACACTATTTGATCAAGATAAAAATTTTTTAGATTGGGCTAGAGTCATGAACTATAAAGTAACTCCCAGTCCCGGAGATCATCCTTTAGAAGAAGCACACGAACATGCATCAAACTTATATCTAAAAAAAGTTATGGAAATGATGTAATGGATTTGGAAAAAATAATTGATAAAAAAAGTTATCGCGATTTCAAAGGTGCAGACTGGCCCGCTTATGAGAGTTTTGTTAAAAATGATTATACTGCGTCCGATAAAATAAAAGCCGAAATTGATCAATTTGTGTCTATAATGCACGACCAATATAACAACTTGTCATCAACAAGGACAATTGAATTATCTAATGCAAATCAAAAAAGACAAGAACAAATTTTCTATAACAAATCTTTTATTGGACCTAATAAATGCAGAATTCCTTGGGAAACACTTGGAGTTAATGCGAACGGAAATATTTTTATTTGTTCGAGTCCAAGCTGGATACCAATTTTTATTGGTAGTATACTTGAAGCGGATAATATTTTTGAAATACTAAATTCTGAAACAGCTAAAAAAATTAGATTAGAAATATTAGAGAATAGATATTTTTATTGTAATTCAAACATTTGCGGATTTTTCCAGCAGCAAGATCAGTCTACATATAAAAAAAGTTTTGAAGTAGAGGATATCACTGCTTTAAATGTATCAACGGACAATGATGATCTATGCGTTAATCATATACCAAAAGAATTAATATTTGATTTTGATCCAACTTGTAATTTTAAATGTCCTAGTTGCAGAATTGAACATCAAAACTATAACAATCATCATATTATTAGACCAATTAACAATATGATATCGGAAAAAATTAAAAAATTAATAATAGACAAGATTGAAGATCAACCTATTGTTATTAGATGGGCAGGTGGCGAACCTTTCATGAGCGAAGTGTATTTAGACCTATTTGATTATATCATAAAAACAAATAAGAAAAATATAAAAAATATAATTCAAACCAATGGAAGTTTGTTTAAAAGTAAACCTGACTTACTCGAAAAGCTATTGCCGTTTATTTCTAATTTAAGAATTAGTTTTGACGCAGGATGCGAAGATACTTATAAATTAACCCGAGTTGGCGGCGACTGGAAGAAACTATTAGAAAATGTGATGTACATTAAAGAACTAATAAAACAATATAAATTTAAAACAATACTGTCAGCAGATTTTGTAGTTCAAAAAAACAACTATAAAGATTTGCCGGCATTTGCTAGCTTGTGTAGAGAGTTAAATTTATCAATGAATATACAGAAAATGTGGAATTGGGGAACATGGGACACAGAAACTTTTCATGACATGAATGTGTACGATAGAAAACATTATTTGTACAACGATGTTGTGAAATATTTCGAGCTAGCAAATTTACCAATGGCAAAAAATTGAAACCCAATACTTTATGCATGGCACCGTGGACGCACACGTATCTGAGCCCACAGACAGAAAGACGTATGTGTTGTGCTAGTCGCGAACCCGCACAGAACTTCGAACAGTATATTGATACCACAGCCGGCACGGGAAAATATATACCTATCACGCTAGAAGAACATTGGAACGGGGATCACATGCGCTCTGTAAGAAAACGCATGCTGGCCGGCGAAACCCTACCCGAGTGCGAAGTATGCAATGATCGACTGTTGAATACTGATGTTTACCGCAGTTATTTTAATAATCTCTTTGAACATAAGTACAAACAAGTAGTAGAAACAACTGACGCTTCGGGCTACACGACCATGAAGCCCGTAAGCTGGGATTACCGATTCAGTAATCTCTGCAACTTCAAATGCCGTATGTGCGGTGACATGCTGTCTAGCTCGTGGGAAAGTGAGCAAAGACAACACAATATGATCAACTGGTCTAATCCAAAAAACAATTGGATGAAACCTGGGATCAAAAGCGAAATTGAAAAGTTCCAGACAACTCAAATTGAAGCCGAGTTCGCAGCAGCGGTAGAGGACCACCGTGTAGAAGAAGTATATTGGGTAGGTGGCGAACCTTTAATGTATGAACAACATTGGAGGTATATGAAAAGAATAATAGAATTAGGAGATGGTCCAAATGTCTACGCAAGATATAATACTAACCTTAGTAGAATTAACTATAGGGGTATTAACTTGTTTAGGGATATTTTATCTGGGTTACGTGATTGGCAAGTCTGCGCGAGCCTCGACGGAACAGGACGAATTGGCGAGTACATTAGAACAGGCCTCAAATACGATAGCTGGCTTGAGAACTTCGCTGAAGGAGTATCGCATTCAACTCATCGTAGACAGATGCGAATCGATTTCACCCTTACCCTGCCAGGATTGTTTGAGGTTGAACGGATTGCAAGATTGTCCGCAACCTACGGAACACAAGTTCTGGCGAAGGTAGTTTTTAGTTTTAGCTCGGACATAGTTATGTCGCCTTTAGCACTACCCAGACCCTTATTAGATAAATGGGTAGACGAAATATTAAATGCCGGAGTAGCCGGCCCATTAAAGGATATCTTAGTCCAGCTAAAAACTAGACCCACATTCCAAGAGCAGTATGGCGAAGCAGAATATGCCAAAGGTATTGCTCGAGGAAAGGCTCGTGTGTTACAATTAGAGTCTATCCGTAGTCAAGACATTACCATGGATGAAATTTTATCAGAAAGAGCCGATGTGTATGAGTGGTGGACTTCCATCAGTTAAAGTAGTATTACGAAACCCATTAAACTACAGTGATCAAATTGATTACACTATAGTTCCTAACGACACCCAAATATCTAAGGATTGGATAGTTGCTCTTAAACAAATCTTGTCTACAAAGAAACATTTAGAAAAAAATTTTTGTTTTTTAGGATTTCCAAAAACAGCTAGAAATTTAAGTTATCTGTGCAATGAACTAAATCAAGCAGTTTATCGTATTAATTTGTTTAACATGACAAAGATATGGCAGAGCAACGGGTTATCTGAATATGCCATAGAAGACTATTACACTCCTGACACAGTTAGGTATGGCGATGAGTATCCAGTAGAAGAAGATACTAGTCCTGGTTTATATATCAAGCACGGAGTGATGAATAGATTACATAATCATTTTGAAGTTCTACAAGGGACTGTAGATAATTTAAGTCATTATTATATCTTAGCTGACTATAACACAAAATATGCAATTAGACAATTAAATAATCTCTGTCATGAGATAGAAAATCTTATACTTAGTCAACGTAAACAAATTACCTTACCTGAATGGGTACGGGCTAGTCAAGTTACTACTTTTTTACATGCCGATCGATACGTACTAACAGATGAACACAGAAAAAGTTTTGCAAATGGTTACGATAGAAAATTTGGGCATGTATATATGCACTGGGCACAAATTGGAAAAACACTATTTGAAGTTTTCCGCGACGAAAATGCTCCTGCACTAGATTCAACTATATGCGAAGCTGTTACACATTTACAATATTACAGTGGCGAATTTGACGTTGAATGGGGCAATGATGTTGTATACGGCAAAAATAAAAAATGGCACAACGAATTAATAGACGACTTTAACGCATGGTTAAAAAAATATAACTACGATCCATGCGATACTAATTTAAGTTTAGGTTACTTGCCATTGGGACAAATACCGCTACAGCAAACTTTTGGTACTACCAACGAAATACAAATAAGATCAATCTTGTCAAAATATTTAGATATCTACAAAATAGAAGTAGATGATGTCTATAACATTTACGATTACTGCTGGACTGATTTTAATTACAAACAAATGCAAATTGATATGATGAGACCAGGATATGATTATAATAGCAGGCGGTGATAGTTTTATTTTTGGTAATGAGTTGTGTGATCAGCAAGGATCGATGTTTAGCTCAAAGACTTTTTCTGCTATATTAGCACAAGGTGCCGAGTATCATTGTGCGGCATGGCCAGGAAATGCAAACAATGCAATTTCTAGAATGACAATGGCCGCATGCGAACGATTTAAAAAACAAAAACCAATTGTTATTGTCACATGGACATTTTGTCAAAGATACGAATTTCGTTTTAACTATAACACTAAACAACGTATAAGTCCATGGTATAGTGTAAATCCATGGACCGCAGACAACCTGTCGGCAAAAACTTTAAAAGATATTTTTGTAACAGACAACGGTAACATTATAAAAGAGCAGCTACATAATCTAGAAACAGCTCAACAAACTGGAACCGCAGATTTTGCAGCTGGATTTTATAAACATGTTGGTAATAGCGAGTATTATGAATTATACGCTAGTTTTAAAGAATTTGTATTCTTGCAGAATTACTTTAAAATAAATGAAATCCCTTATTTAATGATTCCAGCTGAAAATAATTTTTACAAACACGAGAATTATACAAGATCAAAAGACACTTTTTTGGAAGACTTATATAATCAAATAGATTGGACTAATTGGTTCTTCTTTCCAGAAGGTACCGCAGCCAATGAAACCACGGAACCTAGAGGATTTTACCAATGGGCCATTGAGAATAAATATCCTGTGGGCACATCTCACCCTCTCGAAGAAGCACATGCAGCAGCAGCAGAACTCATAAAGGAAAAATTCAATGGACTGGTTACGAAATCTTTGGAATAGAGTACGACTAGAAATACGTTATAGACGTAAGTTAAAAGAATTGAGAAAAAGAGATCCATTTATATACAAATGATATACGCAATTGGTGACAGTTTTACATTTGGTGATGAATTGCCGTCGCAAGAGTTAGCTTGGCCGACATTACTGAGTAAAAAGCTCGGCACACCTGTTCTTAATAAGGGACGCCCGGCCAGCGGAAACAACCGCATGGTTAAACGAGCAATTGACGCAGTCATTGATAAAAGTCAACTAATAGTCATTGGCTGGAGTGATTGTAATAGACAAGAATTTGCCGACAATATTGGAACATACGATCTTTGGGCAGGAAGAAATTATCGTGCGTTCCAACTTGAAGATCCTACACATAGAATTAATTTAATAAAATACATGACTGCGTATGATACACCAGAGTATTATTATGCAGAATGGCTCAGACAAATTATTCTCGTACAAAATTTATGCAAAGCAAATGACATAAATTGCGTTATGTTTATTGCTTGTGGAGCAAACGCTAGTCATAATCAATACCATACAAAATATAAAAAATTAGTTGATGCCATTGATCATTCTGAATTTGTAGACGACATGTTCACAAGTGTAGGGGAATGGACATATGGTACTCCGCATGGGCCCAATGATCATCCTTTAGAACAAGGCCATGAAATAATAGCCAATAAAATTTATGAACATATCAAAAATCTTGGTTGAAATTTTACCTGAGGATTCAAAATGGCAGTAGAAGTTTTTGAAAATATATTAACTAAATTACAAATTGAAGATCTTTTGAATTATTTTCAAATTGATGATCATCATGTTGACGATAGATTTGATGTTAGATCAAAGTCACCAAACTGGAACGATCAGTGGCCAAAACAATCTATAGAAAAAGAATTAAAAAAAATTCTTCAACCCTACGATGTAGAGACAGTGGTATTTAATTCTAGCAGGATTAGTTTCAGACTGCATGTAGATACCGGTACTGGACATGAAAAACTGTACAAAAATGTTTTGATTCCGATGTCGTATACGGGTAAAGCTTCTACGGTCTTTTTTAATAACTATTGGCACAAAAAAAGTACAAGATTTTCAAGATCCAATATAAGTCCTTTTAGATACAACATGTTCAACAAACACGGAAACATGGTCTGGGTAGATGATATACGCATACTACTAGAACAATGTAAAACCAATCCTCACAGTGTGACAGATTTTGTAGTCGATGATCAATTTATACAGTCGCTTGAAGATTTGGTTAAAAAACGATACTGTGCTGACGAACGCACAAGCAATTATAGTGATGTAGTAAATTACGACCCGAGCAAAAAATTTGATATAACTTTTCATGAAGAATATTTAAATCATATTCCAATTGACGATTTACACGGCCTATCTATTGATAGAGTATACAATTGGTCTATTGGAGATATTGTAATTTTTGATAGAATTCAATTACATTGTGCCGGCGCAGGGCACACAAACAAAGTGGGACTTAGTTTGTTCCTCAATTTAAAATGAATATATTAGGAATCTCAGCTGGATTTCATGATGCCGCTGCCGCAGTAATCAATTCACACGGCGACATACTTTTTGCTGGTCATAGCGAACGATATAGCAAAGTCAAGAACGATGCCAATATCAGTTATGACTTAATGAAGGATGTCATGGAGCAAGGCGACATTCATCATGTGGCCTATTATGAAACTCCTTGGAAGAAACAATTACGCAGGCTGTATAGTGGCGAAGGTATTGAGTGGAACAAGTTATCCGCTCGAAAAATATTAACGGAACAGTTTGGTGGGTATGCACAAATACCTAGTTATAGCACACACAGTCATCATCTCAGTCATGCAGCAGCAGGATTTCAAACCAGTCTATATGATAGAGCCACTGTAGTTGTTATTGATGCCATTGGTGAATGGGATACTATCACGATATGGGGTGCCAAATACGACAGCAAAGGACAAGCGCACTATAAACGTCTGTGGGGGCAACGATATCCACATAGCATAGGATTGTTTTATAGTGCAATGACCAAACGTGCAGGTCTTAAACCCAATGAAGATGAATATATTCTAATGGGTATGAGCGCATATGGTAAACGGGATATTAGCGATTTAATGAGCCATAGACTTGTACATAACGAAGTTAATATTTTGTTTAAAGAAAGCTTTCATGTTGGTATTCCGTCTAACTATCTTGAGTACGTACACGACGTAGACATTGCCGCTGGCGCACAAGACCTAGCAGAAAATTTAATTTATAGTGTAATGCGCCGGGCCAGAGATTTTAAGTGGAGCACTAATCTTGTATACATGGGCGGAGTGGCATTAAATTGTTTAGCAAATAGAAACCTTGGAGAATACTTTGATAATATATGGATTATGCCTAACCCTGGCGATGCTGGTTCTAGTTTGGGAGCCGCAGCATTGGCGTTCGGCCGTCGCCTCAATTGGAGTAGTGCTTACTTGGGACATAATATCCCCGGTCCTTACCCTGTTAATAATGTTATTGATACTTTGCTTACAGACAAAATCTGCGGAGCCGCCAGCGGAAGAGCAGAATTTGGACCAAGAGCGTTAGGCAATAGAAGTCTTCTTGCAGACCCTAGAGGACCTGATATAAAGGATAGAGTAAATGAAATCAAACGCAGACAACAATTCAGACCTTTTGCCCCTGTTATATTGGAAGAGATGGCTAATCAGTACTTTGATTTCAGCCCTGGCTGGACTAATAGCCGTTATATGCAGTCTGTCGCTCGTTGTCGGCGTCCTGACCTGTTTCCTGCTATCTGTCATGTTGATGGGACCAGTCGAGTACAAACGGTACCGCAAGATGGTTCGGGAATCAGAGAACTGTTAGAAAAATGGTTTGCGATAACTGATTGTCCTATGTTGCTTAATACAAGTTTAAACATCAAAGGAGAACCAATGGTTAACAATCGTGCAGATGCAGACAGATTTGAACAACGATACGGTGTAAAGGTACACTCATGATTGTTAATACAGTAAACATAGCAACTGGGTCAAAAGTTTTTTTGATTGAAGAATTTTTACCCAATGGTGTACACGAAAAAATTAAAAAATTATTTAATGAGTTCGCAACAGATAGTGTAGATTGGAAAATACCTGAGTGGGCACAAGGACGCCCAAGATATGTTTATTGCGGGCAAGACAATGACTTTTTAAGTTTAAAAAATTATGTTGAATCAAAAGACCTAACAAACCAATTAAACGAAATCCTAGGAGTATCAGTACAAAACACCGGAATTGATTTATGGATTGATTTTGCTGGGTTTGGTACACTAGCACCACATTATGAAAACGAAGGTAGTATTTACTTGTCTCAAATTTATATTTCTGACAAGGAGTATCCTTTCGTAGGTACAACTATCTATAATGATAACAAAGAAATTTTATTTCAACTGCCCTTCAGAGATAATTATGGGTGGCTTTTTGACAAAGGCTACACTGTCATGCACGGCAGAGAACACGATATTCCAGACAGTTTGGCAAGGTGCAGCATAATGTTGTGGTTTGATAAAACATGATTAAAATTCTAATTATGGGTTTACCAGGTGCAGGCAAAACTACCTTGGCTGAAGCATTACGTAATTTAATACAGGACAACAACAAAACTGCAGAATGGTTTAACGCAGACCTAGTCAGACAAGCATACGATGATTGGGATTTTAGTGTTGAAGGGCGTGTCAGACAAAGTGTTAGAATGCGGGAATTAGCAGACAAAATGAATAGTGATTGTGTGATATGCGATTTTGTGTGCCCGCTACCGGTCATGAGAGACCATTTTGCTGCTGATTTTGTAGTATGGATAGATACTATAGACGAAAGTAGATACGCAGATACCAATCAAATGTTTGTGGCACCAGAAAAATATAACCTAAAAGTCATTGAACAAGACGCAGAAAAATGGGCAAAGATAATATATGAACAAATATCACATAAGATTTAATCATCAGCATAATAACAGCGGTCAAGTGTGGCGAGTATTTGAAAATGGGCACGAATATTTGGTTGAACATTTAGATATTCGTGTTCCTCTTCATGATGAGATTACTATTGAAAACAACATAGAAAAATGGAATGTGTGTTGCAATGGTGTAATGACAATTAAAAATGGAGTAGCATACATATCATGAAAGAAAAATTTAAACGTGCATACATGCAGACAGCGCAGACATTTGCCAAATTGAGTTCTGCACGTAGATTACATGTTGGTGCTATTGTAGTCAAGGATGATAGAATTATCAGTATAGGCTACAACGGTATGCCAGCAGGTTGGGATAACAACTGTGAAGATGAAACTCTCTACGAAGACGGCAGTGTAATACTTAAAACCAAACCTGAAGTATTACATGCAGAAACAAATGCAATTGCTAAACTTGCTAGATCAAACGAAAGTGGTCTTGGTGCAGATATATTTGTGACTCATGCTCCTTGTTTGGATTGTGCCAAGCTCATTTATCAAAGCGGTATTCGTGCAGTTTATTATGATAAAGATTATAGAGACATTACCGGATTGGAGTTCTTAAAGAAATCCGGGGTGGCAGTCGAGAAACTGCAGACTGAAGACTAACGCTCATTTCGTTCCAAATACTGTTAACAAACTCTTTACTGTAAAAAAGTTCATAATTGTATTCAAGTATATGATTCATTCCTCGCAACATGTTTTCAAGATCCTGGTCTGACGTGTTGCAGATTTCTTCGATTATTTTTACTACAGCTTGTATTCGTTCAATGGGATCAGCAATGTCATCATAACCTTCGTCCCACCAAGAATCAAATGTTTTAAATCCGTAGCTTTTTAAGTATTTTAAATTACCAACACATCCTAATAACACAAAAGGTTGTTTTGCTACAATAGGCTTAAATATTTTTTCAGTAAGATGAGTACGCTGATCCCAGAAGCATGTTTCTGTAACAACATGTAAAAAGCTTTCCATAATAGCAGGAATAGGTCCAATGGTTTGACTTCCGTTTGGTATATTGCCCTCACAATCAATTCTTAAAGGACCTTCAATCTCATCTAAATAGGACTTAATTTTTAAAACATAATCGGACGGTATATTATATTTGCTTATAGTTTCTAAAATATTTTTTTCATAACGACCGTGAACTGGACAAACTTCACTATAACTTACATGCCCTTGCCCTAATAAATTTCGTTGTGCTAATTCACCTATTAGAAAACTTCTGTACACTCTAGAATTTCCAGTTATACGATTGAAGGTTATATATTTTTTGTTTATGGTTCTTTTAGATGGCGGAATTAAATTTGTACAAAATCGATATCCTCTGTACCAATCAGCAGCAGCCAGCCCGTGGAAGAAATAATTGGCATCTTTAAAATTAAATTGATTAAGTATTTTAGTTTTTTCGATGCTTTCTTTTTCTGTGTTAAGTAATATAATAGGACGAGTAAACCCTTCGTCGTTCTTAAAGTTTTTAACAATATATTGAAAGATCGGCGTATTATAAAAAGAATACAGAGGTTCTTGATCGTATGCAATAACTAATGGACCAAATCCTCCATTTTGCAAAGATTCTATATTTTCTGGTTGAGTTGATCCAAAAGGATGAAAATATATTACTGTGGGTTGTGCTATAATAGTGTTTAGATAGGACAACAAATTTTCATAATGACTGTGAATATTATACATGTTTGATGTTTTTTATTATGGTGTTAAGCCGAATAGATTTGCACACGAGCAACCTGCTGACGGCCTAGAGGATGCTGCTGAAAAGAGTAGAACTGGGTTCTACTGGTATATTTATGGCGGCAATGATTACGCAAATTTTGATTTTGATTGGCGCCCAGCGCCTTGGGAATCTCATCAAACGCATTGTTTTGGAACACAATGGCAACGTACAGGTGGCGCATATCTAGCAAACAAAGATACTGTTCAAAACAAGGAATGGCATTTTAGGACAGAACAAAAAGTCACACGCTGTGTTGAGAAATCTAAATGGATTGTGCCCGCCAATATAGATGATTCAAATTTTGACTACAGTTGGCACCCGGACGAGTTAGAACCAGATTACGAATATCATTTTCCTACACAATGGCAGCGTGATGGCGGTCCTGTATACCCGGGTACTGCTGGCGTAAAATTTGTTAGTAGTCAGCATATTCAATCAGGTGCCACACAAATCTTCTATATGGATTTCCTCAACAAAGGAAGTCATGAACAGTTTGCTAAAATACAAAAGCGATATCCAGATGCAAAACTCACTCGTTATGTCGATAGCCATCTAAATGTGTTCAAGCGAATTGCAAACTTGGCAACCACAGAGTATGTTTGGATCATTAGTAGTTTTTGTATGTACGCAGATTTTGATTTTACTTGGCACCCTGCACCTGAACAACGAGAAATGATTCATGTATTTCCTACGTATTCGCATAGTGGGCAATATGCACAACGACGAGGAGATACCTTTTATATACACGTTCCTTCCTTGAGAACACAACTATATGAGTTGGAATTGCTTGATTGGTTTAATGTTATACATTATTGTAACACTCAAATAGTGCCAGTGGATGTTCCGATTGTTCAATACAATAGTGATAGTATTGTTGAACCAATTGCCAATCATGACTTTCAATTTCCTTATACCATTTTCAAGACAACAGAATTTCCACTTTATCCAGTTTTTACACCACCGTGTATATGGCATCCAAAAGATAGAATTGCAGAGCCATTGAATCAGTCGGGTAGCATGAGTCTAGTACCTAGAGAAGCTCGAGCACATGTCAAGACACAATTGTATGATTATCCGTATGTTTCCGACAAAAAAGAGACATTTTATACTGATCGACCACTGAATATTGTGTATATCAGCAACGGCGAGCCTGATGCAGAACGCTGGTACAATCATTTAGTAACAGTAGTAGACGCACAGATACCACATGGACATCAAAAGGTGCACAGAGTAAAAAATGTCAATGGACGAGTTGCTGCATACCATGCTGCTGCACAAGCCAGTGAGTCGGCGTGGTTCTTTGCTGTGTTTGCTAAATTAGAAGTTGTGGGCAGCTTTGATTTTACTTGGCAACCGGACTATTGGCAAGAAGCCAAGCATTACATATTCCATAGTCGCAATTGTCTTAACGGTTTAGAGTACGGACATATGGGTGTGATTGCTTACAACAAACGATTGGTATTAGAAACCATTGAGTCTGGACTAGACTTTACACTAAGTCAAAAACACACTGTGGTTCCTGAACTAAGTGCCATTGCATATTTTAACCAAGATCCATGGACCACTTGGCGTACAGCATTTAGAGAAGTATTAAAATTAAAATTGTTTATGGATCATTCACCTACACTCGAAACTGAACATAGATTGGATACTTGGTTATTAACTGCTAACGGAGATCATAGTGAATGGTGTTTACGTGGAGCCCGTGATGCAGTTGACTATTACACGGAAGTTGCAGGCGAATACGATCGACTAATGCTTAGTTTTGATTGGCCTTGGTTGGCCGATAGATTTAGGACTCTATATAACGTTTGACACTGTCAGCAACTGTTTCGACTTCAGCATCTGACAACTCAGGATATATAGGCAAACTCAAACATTCTCTAGTGAAACTACTGGTTTCTGTATATAGATCTCTACTGTAGTCAACATAGTTAAATCCAACACCTAGATCATATAGAGCATTTTCGTAATGTATTTTGGTTTCTATACCATCTAAGCTTAGTCTTTGCATTAGACTATTCCTATGATGTGTTCTGATTACAAACTTATGCCAGGCATGTTCAACACCTTCGTTTGGCGTAAGAATATCTACGTATTGATACAGTTGATCCGTATAATACTCAGCGATTTGTCGTCTACGATCCTGCCATGAGTCGAAGTGATTAAGTTTAACTAACATTTGAGCACAGTCGGCTTCACTCATTTTACTGTTAGTTCCTGGTGAGTCGTGTATGGGCTTACCATTGTCTCTTAGCGACAGGCAAGTATTATAGTAATCAAGATCGTCGGTTAAGATCATTCCGCCTGAACCATAATTGTTCAAGTTCTTAGTTGGATCAAAACTTAGTACACTGATATCTCCCATCTTGCCGCTAGGTGTACCTTGATAGCTCGCACCAAAACTCTGTGCAGCATCTTCGATTATAACTAAATCGTCGTTGAAGAATTCTGTTTGCATTCTAAATCTATTCCAATCAATACAATTACCGAATAAATTAGCGTACATTACAGCGCCAACGCTTTCATCTAATTTGTAATGGTAGGACTCTAAATCTAAAATACCTTTAAAATCTATATCGCAAAATACCGGAATGAAGCCATTCATTAGCACACTGTTGATTGTGGCTACAAAACTGACAGCGGGAATTAAAACAGCATAAGGAGGTTTCGTTAACACAGCCTGCTGTGCAAATATTAGACCTTGAGTACCTGAGTTTACTGCCAATGCATAAGATCTATTACAGCGTCTTGCAATTCGCAATTCAAATTCTTTGGTGTAGTGTCCGTCTAATACCTGACCAGTAGCATACACTCTATCTGTAATATCAAGAATTTCTTCTCGCAGATTTTTATATTGCCTAGCTACACCAAAGAAAGGTATAATGTTCATAGTCGATTCTGCCAATAGGTTGACAACTTTAGCCAATTGATATAACGTTCAAATCCTTCTTCTACATCAATCGTGGGATTGTAGCCAAAATCATTTTGTGCTCGTGCGATACTTAATCTTCCACGACTGGGGAAATTTAAATCCCTTTCAGCTAGTTTAACAGAACCGCCACCTACTATTTGAGTTATTAGATCGGCCGCTTCGGCTAAAGTAATAGTGTTTTTGTTGCTGCGTGTGATATTATAAATTTTATTAGCAGTATCTTTACTTACAACAGCATCGGCAATACCTTGTGCAGTATCGTCAACATGTGTAAAATCTAGTCTTTCGTTTGCGCCACGTACAACTAGGTCTTGGTTGCGTAGTGCTGCCAATACAAATTTACTCACAACACGATCGTCAACATCCCACTCGCCGTATACCGCACTAGGACGAATGATAACATATTCTATACCGTGTCTGGTACAGTAGTCTTCGACTAATTTTTCTCCCATGTACTTCATGATACCATATTGTCCTTGCGGATTACACACAGCATCTTCAGTTACACCAGATTCAAAATCGCCATATACCATACTTGAACTAATGTATACGAATCTTCGAACCTTGTAAGTTGCCGCAGCTTCTAGTAGATTGATAAGACCCGTGATCATTACTTGACTGGCAGTGACAGGATCTTGCTGTACAACTTTTTGCCTAGGAAAACTAGCAAGATGCACAATACATTTGATATCAAATATTCCAACGTGACTCTTAATAGCGTTGGTATCTCTGATATCTACTACCAATGGAGCGTATCCTGATCGATTGACCCTACCAGAAATTAAATACGCAAGTTCATCTTGAGGAATAAATCCATAGTTAGTTCTGGAGTCAACGCTATAACAATCAACACCTTTGTCACGTAAAAGTTTAATTACATTATGCCCAATGAAACCGGCACCGCCAGTAATAAGTGTTTTCATCTATATTTCAAGGTAAAATAAGTTGCATCTTCGTCAGACAAGTTGCCGTAAATAACAACTTGATATCCGTAAGTGTCAAAATCTGGCGCTATTCTAAATGAAGCGTCAGTACAATGTGCCATAACCCATGTGCCCATTTCTGATTTTTGCCAATCAAGAATAGGACCAGCTGCATAGATTTCTGGATCCTCTACATCACCTAATGTAAATGTATGAAAAATCATTTGTAAAGATCGGTGTATTTTAAATATATCTGATCAGCATACCATTTATGATGCAATGGTCCTGGGTGCATATGATCAAATCCATAATCAATAAATGAATAATCGTTTTGATCAAATAATACTATTGAATTTTTTATATCTTTTGTGAAGTCAATTGTTTGTAAATCGTGTTCTTGACCGTTTAATGGCATAACCGCTAGAATAAATTCAGCTTCAATTTTGTCGAGGTAGTTTTTAACTTGACAGATATGCGTAAATGATTCGTATAGCATGTGATTGCTTACCAGCAGATTTTCGTTTATGTAATTCTTAACAATTGGAAAATCTTTATAATTGGCCACACCTATATGATACTGAATATTTTTATCATCTAAGAAAGTAAATCTACTGGCTCCGGTAAGAGCCCACACAACAACGTCATTTTTCTTTATATCTGATCTTAGTATTTGATCAGCAGCCCAAGAAACAGAAGTTCCGGATCGTGTCAGAAAACTAACTGGAAGATTTAATTTTTCTGCCAACAATTGACCAAATCGCTGATCCCTTTGGATTCCATGTCCGTGAGCAAAACTACATCCGGCTACCCATAATTGATAGCTGTCGGTCTTTCTTGAATCTACAAGATTTAAAAAATTTAAATCCATTCAACGATATACTTGATTATATACTGCTAACAATTCATCGGCGTAAATTGCATGCTGTCGCGGACCAGGATGATGAGCACCTTGAGACAACGAAGGATCAATTGATGGATCTTCATTGTTAATATCAGTATAACTACGAATTACTATATCAGCCCATGGATATTCTGGACGTATTACAAACAGTCTTGGATCGTTTTTGCCAATAATGTACTGAATCATTTTCCCCATATAATTCAAATACGGAGAATCTATATCAGCGAAATACCCCATTAAATATTCAACTTCAATTTTGTTTAAATAATTAACAACTTGTTCGATGTGATTTATTGAATCATATAAACTGTGATCTGAAAGCAAGAATGATTCTGATATCATACGCTTTACATGAGATATTTTTTGATTGTTTGGAAACAGACTTTTAATTGATGTTCTTTGAGATTGATCAAGCAAGTGAATAGTAATAGGCCACACTCTCTCGTCGGTGTATATAGTAGTACGAGCAGTTCCAGTAATACCCCAAAGTACAATATCGCCTGACCGTATATCTGATTTAAGTATTTGATCAGCAGCCCATTGATTTGATGCACCGGTCATTGATAAAAAAGAAACTGGCAGTCCAAGACGGTCGGCGAATCGCTGACCAAATCTCAAGTCGATATCATCAAGACCGTGGCCGTGTGCAAAACTACAGCCTACAACCCAGACTTGTTTGCCATCGGTTTGTCTTTGTGCAACTGGGTCTAATAAGGAAGGCTTAACAAATTTTGTAGGTTCATAATCTACAGCTCCTCTACCGTATTCGCCGGCTTTAAGCATCTTAACTGGCCGACAAGTGTGTATATATTCCAGCCATCCAATGGTATATTGTTTGACATCTTCGGAAGTCCACGAAACAGGTTGTACAAAGATTAGTTCTTTGCAACTATAAAGAATGTCATATAATTTCTTAGGCACAAAATTTTTTGTATGCAAATACACAGTGTTTCTTAATTTTATACCGTATTCTTCATACGGTATAGCTGATCGATCGATACTTTGTACTAACACACGAAAAGAAGTAGTATCGTCCCCAACATACACTGTCAAGTCTTCGACCATCATACAGCCATCTTGGCCTTAATAGCGTCGTGCGATTGATAGTTTTCTAATCTAATGTCTGCCATGGTAAACTTGGTAATATCAGTAATCTCAGGATTGAGGTACAATTGCGGGGCAGGAAATGGTTCACGTGTCAACTGTTCATTAACCTGCTCTACATGGTCTAGGTATATGTGTGCATCGCCTAGAACGTGAACGAACTCGCCGACTTTTAAACCGCACACTTGTGCTATCATAGCCGTTAATAGGCTATAGCTGGCGACATTGAACGGTACACCTAGAAACATGTCGCAACTTCTTTGATACATCTGGCAACTGAGTTTGCCATCCGCTACATAAAACTGTGCAAAGCAATGACACGGGGGCAGAGCCATGAGTTCTAATTCCCCAGGGTTCCACGCTGTCAATATATGTCGTCGTCCGTATGGGTCTGCTTTGATACCCTCGATCAACGCCTTTAGTTGATCAACTTCTTTTACTTCTACATCATTTCCTACTCTACGATAAGTACTGCCAAATCCATCTTTAAACGTAGCATTAGCTTCGCGAGGTTTAATAGCACGCCAGTGCCTCCACTGCACGCCGTATACTCGACCTAGGTCGCCCTCGTACTTAGCCTTTGGCTTCCAGTAAGGAGCCATTGCATTAGGAGTCCAGATAGTCACAGTGCCGTCTTGGGTTCCGTGTGTGATTTCTGCTAACCTACGCTCATCACCTGAACCTTCAATCATCCAAAGCAACTCACCGACAACACTCTTCCACGCTAACTTTTTAGTAGTAATAGCAGGAAAGCCTTGGGATAAATCATAGCGTTGTTGCATACCAAATCGTGATATGGTACCTACGCCAGTACGATCATCTCTGCGTGTCCCTGTTTCTAAAACATCACGCAATGCTGTTAAGTATTGTTGTTCCATTTATAAAGGTCTAAAAATATCTACATTTTTGTAGATACTAAAGTTTAACATTTTATCTGTACTAGGTCTACTGCTTGTGATTCTCATTCCAATCATAAATGCTCGCATATCAATTCTCACATCCGAAAAGGCAGCACCTTTTCTGTGAGTGACGTAAGCATAGTCTATTAGATCTTTACAGTCCATGATAAGATCTGGACCACCTAATATAAAGATATTCTTAGTTGGAAACAGTGTTTGTAGTTCTCGAATTTGTTTTTTGTAATCCCCGTGTAGTCGCCTAACACTAGGATACCCAACAATTGGATTACTGCTAACTACACAGTTAATTCTATTTGGTAATGGTTTCTTCATCTTGGGGTCATCCCAAGTTCTGCGTCCCATTACAACAATTTGGTCGTGTGTATGTTCTTTAAACCAAGACATATCTTCGGGATCAATTGGCCAAGGTAAGGTGCCACGATTACCAAATGTTCCCATTTGGTCTGTGGCAAATATCGTACAAATCATAAATTTTTTAGAATATTATCTGTGGCAGGCTGGACAACTTTAGCAACTGCCTTGACACTTATATAAAAATCAATGTCATTGATAATGTGATCCAATGCACTCAACTTTGTCTTGATCATTTTTTCAAGTTCGTTGGGATCATTGCCCTCATCTAATAGTTCTTTGATATTGATACTTACTTCTGTGCCGTCGGTTAGATTAACGCTCATACTTTCAAGCATGGCAATGGGAATTTCTTTTTTCTCTACTGATTTTAAAATTGATTCCCACTTTGCCTTGCTATCTAGATTAAGCCGTTTGCTTTTTGTTCGAGGTTTTTTTGGTTTTTGTTCCGGCATCTTCGGCTCTTGGAGTTAGGCTTTCTGCTTCTGCTTTTAAACGTGCAGCTTCGGCTAATAGTTGTTGTGCGGTAGCTTCCATTTTAGCTGCTTGCTCAGCTCGTTGAGCAGCAAGATCGCTGTCACTAAGCATGCCCGATAGCATTTCTGCTGCACTGGTGTTTCCTTGTGCTTCTCGAGTACGCTTCTCTCCTAATTCCTGAATCTCTGCACGACGTGGCGGAGTATTGTTTTTCTTTCCAGTTAAACCTCTATTAGAGTCAAGATCCTGAAGTCGTTTCATTGCTTCTTCGCCCTTTTGCATTTCGTCTAGTATGTCATTTAATTCATCAAGACGAACACTACTAGTTGTAGTTGGGGTCACTAATACTTGATTGGTAGGAACTTTTTTCATTAGTCCATTACGATGTAAACTTTCGAGGCAGTTGGTACCATCAGCCATGATAGTTCTAAACAGAACTTCGCTAATGTCCATTGCAGCTTGGCCTTGCGGACTTTCAACAGCTCGCATCACTTCATCGTGTACTAGACGCGGAAGTAGATCGCTATAAACTACTAGAGCCATATGCTCTAGATCTGGTATTTTTCTAAAAACGATAACACATCGTTTATCGTTGTGTTTGCCAACGTGCTTTAACATACTATTCTCCTAGATTAATTTGAGGCAGACTGATCTGGTTCTTCGTTGATTACCGGTGGATTCGCTGGTTTAAGCGCACCACTTGCCTCTAAGAATTTAACCAATTTTTGATATACATTGCCAACTTCGGCCATTTCTTCTGCACGAATAGATCCGCGTTCGGCTGACGCACGTATAAGATTCAGTAGCAATACTAAATCAGTTAGTGCAAGACTTGGAATTTCTGGTTGTGTTTGATCCATTGTATCTCCGTAAATAACTATAGTTATTTAACCAAGTAATATACAATAGAATTTTTTTTAGATAAGATAGTTGTGGGAATTAATTTGATCTAGGCAAAGAGCAAACATACTTGCTTCCCCGGGTATTTCAAATCCCACACAATTGATGAATTCGCATTTACCAAAATCATTTACATAATATTCTTCACCAATCCAAAATCGTCCCTCAAGATTTTCCCAAATCCAGTCGGTGATTTTTTTTGGATAGCTTGTTCTGAGTTCGAATTGAACTTTAATAAAATGAGGTGGGCAACGGTCTAATTCTCTTAGACCGTGTACTGATAAAGGATTGGCTTCTCCATTACGTAACATTTTTGTTGTCTTTTGTTTCGTCGGTAATAACAAGAATTTTTTGCTCATCGGCACCAATACTGGAATCTGGACGCACAATACGATTCTTTAGAAACTCATTTGATTGTTCAATCCAAGTACTGAGGATTTCCCTTTGGCCAGTCACTTCTACAATTTCGGCCGCACGAGTTATATCCTCGAGTGCATCTTCAGTTAGTAGCAGACGCTCTTGCAGCTCAGCAATCAGATTCTTGACTTTTTTGCTTGCTTTGATTTCTTTAAAATTAATCGGTTCCATGATATCCTTTAAAAGTTGGCCAATGCTACTGTGTTCATATTGTTATTATACACTATGTTCCAATTATGTTCAAGCAAGAAAGGAACTGCGGTTCCACCTTTGCCATTCCATGTATACCCATTATAAAACGTATCGTCAAGATGTATAATACACTTGTCTGCACAAAATGGCAATAGTAATTTGGTTTGAGTCAAGTGAGCAAGTTTACTATTTTCATTGTTCATGTCTATACCATATTTGGCATATTGTTTTCTTTGCTCACCTATCCACCATTGCTCGTTATCAGGATCGTAATTAAAATCAAAGTTGTCAAGGTATGCATAACAAACTTTTTCATTTAATGTAGGAAATACGGATTGTAAAAATTCTTCGCCGGTCATCATATAAGCAAAAGAATTTGCAACCTGATCTGCATAGGCTTGTGCAACAGTGTACGGTTCTATGTCAAAATCAACAGCATGATGCCGAAACTTTTTTACACCAACAACAAGCCCTGCATAAAAGTCTGTAGATCCTTCGCCTCGTCCGCAACCTATTTCTACAATTGATCCTTCAAGTTGATCAAGATGTTGTAGTATGTAATGATGACTGCGAGCACCCATTACGCATGTTCCTGTTTAAGGATTTTAAAAGTTTCTGCTTTGGCTTTATTGAGTTTTATACGTTCTAGTCTAGCAACTTCTTTTGCTTCGTATTGTTCACGGCGTTTGTCACTTGTAGCACCAATCATATTGTCATAGTTCCTCGCCCAACGAATGCCATCTAGGAAGTTTTCGACATCAGACAACGAACCTGCGAACAAACAAGCGTCGCGACTGTAGGTTGGCAGACAGCTGTCTTTTGGATACAAAGCAATAGGATCAATGGCACTATCACCAAACCCACTATGCGGTCGACGACCTAAACGGAATCCAAAAAAATCAGCCAGTTCTCTAACATAATCAATGCGTTCGACGATGTTCATACCAACAGCAACGCCAACATGTTTAGTCATAATCTTTTACTCGTTCTTTCCAATCAAATCCAACATAGTATTCCATGAGCACTTCCATGGCATCAATATAACGCAGATTATGTTCAATGTCTTGAAGTTGATAGGTTTGCTTGTCTTTGACTTTCTTCAATCGATTGGTATCTTCAACAATACCTCGATAGTCTTGCATTAGTATGCTCCGCATTAATCCGTCTACTGCTTCGCTAGTTAGTTCCACTTTCATTGTGCCATCCTCGCTTTCCTGCAAGCTTCTTTCATCTCATTGGTATAGTCCGGACTTATCTCTGCAATACTGCAATCAATTGTGCGTCGATCGTCAGGGAAATAAGCCAAGGCCAGAAATACACCTATTGCTACTGCTATGATAACTAAAATAAATTCTTTGTTGATCATTTTATATCTTTCTGTTTAAGTATATCAAACACTTGATCATCGTGTTTGACAAAATCACGCCACATGTTGCGAACACCCCATGCAACAAAAATTAATGCTGCTAGAACGTTTAGACATACAGCTATACCCCAAAAGATATTACGAGTCGTTCCTACGCCTGCTGTAAGCCCTGCTGACAAACAAAAAGCAGAGCTAAACAGCAATGCCTCAAACCAACCACATTTACTCACAAACCATTTGATAAAACGCCAAGCTCTTGCCATTATCTACCTCCTTGTGCAGCTTCTTCGTAATGTGCCCAAATGCCCCAAGGTGGTTCGCAACCTGGGTTGCCTTTAATGATCCAAACTGTTTCGCAGTATTCTTCTTCGCCCCACTCACCGAATGGCATGCCGTCAGTAAACATAATGAACTTCTTGGGTTCAATGTTGTTCTCTTTCATGAACTCCCAATTGGCCATAAAGTCAGTACCGCCACCACCGGCTGGTTCATACGTCATGATGTCGTCAATGTTGTCGCTTGTAAAAGTTTGAACATTGTAGATTTCAGTGTCAAAGCACCACAGTGTAATCTTGTACTCGTCGAACGCCTCCATAATACCTTTGATCTCACCCAGGAAAGCACGACTGTCTTCTTCACTGATGGATCCTGACTGGTCCATTGCAATACAGATGTCAATCATTTCTCCAGGCTTGAGCCCTGGCATAACAGCATCCATGTGCCAACCTCTACGACTTGGTCTAGCCCAGGTATAATCGTTCTTGATCACACTTGTGATCTGTTGTTGCAGCAATTCCTTCCAACCAATAACTGGTGCAGTAATGTCTTTGAGCAAACGCTTGACACCAGCAGGCAAATTGCCTGCGCCTGCTGCCTGAGCCGCTGCAATTACAGCACCCTTGATCTCATCACGGATGGCTTGTGCTTCTTCTTTACTAAGCTTGGGACGACCTTTGCCGTCTTTGCCCTCGCCATCACCGTCGCCACCATCACCGTCATCTTCCAGGTGATCATCGAGCACCATTTGCTCAAGTTGATCCATGTTAATCTTGTCTGCATTTTGGTACAGATAGTCATACACTTCTTCGTAGCTCTGTCCTTTAAATTTTGCATCATACAGAATAGGCACTACACTGATCTTCTCGCCAATGCGCTGATCCACAAGATCTTGATTGACACAGTAGTCTGCGGCAATATTGCTCAGTCGCGGCATACGGTCGCCGCGCCGGCCCATGTGATCATACACCGCATGTAGAATCTCGTGTCCGACCAAGAACTCGAGTTGTTTTAGCGGCATCTTGTTTACAAACTCACTATTGTAATAGAACTTGCGTCCGTCTGTAGCAGCCGTTGAGCACCACTCGTCTGCATTAGTAAGCGTCATACGAGTAGCCAGTTGACCAAAGAACGGAGCCTTTAGTAGCAAGCCAATACGAGCTGTAGTAAGTTTTTCTCGAGCCGCTGCATCTGTGCGCGGATCGGTTATAGTGATTGCTTTTGCTTTATCAATTACAGTAGAATCTGCCATGTGTCGTGCTCCTTAACTATATGTATATTATAGTGCAAACGGGATTTATAGTCAACTGGTCCATTTTAGTTGTAGGTGAGATAATGTCTCATCATCAACAATATATATGTATGGGATATTATTTTTTTGATCAACAAACCACGCCCATCGCGGACCGTTTTTTCTTGCTTCAAGACTTGTAGTTGTCTCATCTACAAACGCCATAAATTTCCAGTGATCTCTTTCACATCCTGGTCCATAGTGTTCCCAGAGCCATTCTAGCATTTGTTGGTGTTGTTTTGCGCGACTTTTTCGACCGTCGTATCCATATGTATACGCTTCTGCAATAAATTCTAGTCGATACTTGAACCAGCTACTACCGGTGTATCGACCATCAAGTTTAGTAGTCAAAAATTTCATAATAAAAAAAGGGGTCTTACGGACCTGAGTCCTGCCCCTGCCTCACACGCGATGAAACTTATTTACTCGAACCGGCAGCCGCCAACACATACTTACCAAAACGCTGATGGAACTCATCAAAGCTTGGCATCTTGCCTGGAACCATTGGCAGGTTGTATGTGGTCAACGCAACTCGCGCACCCATGACAGTGACTTCGGTTGTAAAGTTATCCATCATGAACCGCAGGAAGTTGTCAGCCATTTTGTGGAACTCGGCAATCTTGTCCTTGCCGTTTTTCGTGTAGTAGTCTTGCAACTCGTAGCACATTGAGGTAGTCAACGAATACATAGCCGACACTTCTTTTGTTTTAAGTTCTTTTACTTTACCTGCCAGAATGTCTTCAGGCTTGGGCAAGTTAGCCGCATGTTTACGATGGGCCATGAACTTGACAGCAGTGCCTTCGCCAACACAGCCTGCAATAAGATCTGTCAGTTCAGCAGCACTAGTATCTTCGTCGTGGCAAAACTCACTTGCAAAGGTCCAGGTACGTGGCGTTGGGAACGAACGGCTATTGCTACGCGGATCAAAATCAAACATATCCGCCTTAGCAAAACTAAGGTAGCCAACAACATCTGGATGAATCTTGTTCTTGACAGCCCAATTCTGCCATGACTCAAAGTCAGGACGGACCTCTAAGTGCAAGAAACGATTGGCCAATGGACTAGGCATACGATAAGTGACACCCTTGTCGCTGTCGCGATTGCCTGCGGCTACCATAACAACATTGTCTGGCAAATGATACTTGCCGATACGACGATTCAGAATCAACTGATATGCAGCCGCCTGAACAGCAGGTGCAGCACTATTCATTTCGTCAAGCAATAGTACAACGATTGGATATTGTGCAGAAAGTTCTGCATCAGGCAAATCAATTGGTGGTGCCCAATCCATTAGCCCTTTGTCTTTATTAAAGAACGGGATACCGCGTAAGTCAGTGGGCTCCATTTGACTTAGACGCAAGTCAATCATGTAGCCGCCGAGTTCGCTTGTGATGTCAGCAACAACTTCGGATTTGCCTACACCTGGCGGTCCCCAGAGGAACACAGGACGCTTGTGTTTAAAACAGCGCAATACACGGCTACGTACCTCATCGGGCGTCACCGTACGGGTTTCACTTACAGCCATTTACATTCTCCTTCATAACGTGTGAAACATTATTATAGTGTATTATAGAATTAATGTCTGTGGCATTTCTGCCACAGACGTCCAACAAATTACATGCCGTTCTTCTCGCGCCATGCATCGGCTTTGACAGTCTTGTCTGCCATCCAAGTATCAAAGAACTTGGCAGCATCCATGCCTGGCTTGAGCTCAGCGGGCACTCGTTTGGCTTTGGTTGCAACCACCTTAGTAGTCTTAGCAGCCTTAATCTTGACAGCAGCAGGCTTTGCAGCCTTGGCAGCACGAGCCGCCTTAGTAGCAGTCATACCCACAGTAGCCAAATAAGCAACAGCAGCCTCTTTATCCATAGCGTTTGGCAGCTCAATCATGTTAATGTCAGTGCAACCAAAACGCTCAAGTGCCTTAGCACGATTAGCGTCGTTAGCAAATTTGTAAACAACAGCACCGTTCTCAACGCAAGTACCCGCAAAAGTAAAAGTCTTAGACATATACTCTCCTATAAATTACAGTTAAAATTAACTACCCAACACACATAGTATAGCAAAATGGGTCTTTTTAGTCTACCGTTTTTTATGTTGCTTTTTTGCAACTTTTTTGGGTGTTGCTAAAGGTGCAACTTTAGTTGCATTTTTTAAAACATGAAACAAATCTGTTGCTTTTTTAAACTCAAAATTTGGATGCTTATACATATAGTCAATTTTGCGCTCTAAAACTTGCAAAACTTCTAACAAGTCCATTTTTGTTGCAAAATCGCTATCCATTAGTATTTTGTTAATATCATGCTTATCCAACATGTACTCTACCCATTTTGTTGTAGCGGGTATTTTGTAATATTGAACTATTGCTTTTTTGTTATTGCGTGTTGCATATTTTGTAATATATGTACGAGCTTGCATATAGCCTCCTTTTACAAAGACTATACATTATATGCAAAACACGAATTATGTGCAACGGTTGTTAAAGTTGCAAGTTGTTGAGGTATTGTTGAAGGTTGTCCGCATGTAATTTTAACATAACGTACTCTTCTTCACCTAGTACAGATATTTGATCAATTTTGTGTATGTAATACGGACAAGTCATCAATCTGCTTAATTGAATCAGTGTCCTATTACGTAATGGTTCTGGCAGTGTACATTCGTACACAGGAATTTGAGTAAACTTCTTTATAAATTGAAACCCGGTCTTGCTTAGTCTTAGATTATTCGGATTGGTATAGTTCCACCACCAAATTTTGATACATTTGGTATATTCTGCATCACTACGTCCTGCCGCATGCAAAATACTTTCTGTATAGCTTTGTTGATTATGGGTAGACTTGGTCACCTTGTTTCATTAGGACCACGGTGAATTTGTCGGTTTTGAACAGAGTGTTGAGTTTTTTTGCTAGATTGATAGCATGTCCGCTATTGCTGAAGCTGACCTTTTTATATTTAGGACCAGGGTAGTGTAGCAGAGTGTGATGAGTTTTTAAATTGATGGGCGCATTATCGTAGAACACTGCCCAAATTCCTTCGGAACTTAGTACTTGATCACTTTTATAGTTAGTTTTGTTCACGTGTTCTAACAACACAGTAGGTTTAGGTCTTGCCATTACTGGATTCCTTGATTATATATTTATGACAAATAACGGCGTAGTTTACTTAAAACCGCCTCCGTCCATTGATATTTCGGAAGCTGTGGCTGTATCGGACGCAGGTTGCATTTCCGCCAAGTTGGCCAAAAGAATATAAATGTCCGCATGTAAATTTCTGGCTTCATCTGCACTCAACATCAACTGTCGGCTACCAGTTTGATTCATCTGTTGAATTTTGTTATTAAAATTTTTAAATGCTAGACTAAGTTTCTGCATGATTTACTTCCTTTAATTTGTTTAACATTTCTGCTTCTGTACGAAATGGACCAAGATACTGGTATCTATTAACACTGATGCTTTTAGGACAAAACGCCTTGGACCAAACATTGTTTAATAATAGCAGGTAGTATCCTGCACAGTATTGACTTTTACTTTTTTCTGTCTTGGTATATATTGGCAATCGTTTTTTTACATCATACACAACATTAAAAAATTTTCCAGAAATAGGAAAGCCATACACTTGATTTGTTTTTTCTTTAATAACCTTTGCGGCTGCTGTAGTAAATTTAATGTTGTGTTGTTTGCTTAAAATTTTTATACTAGGATACTTTTCTCTATAGTCGTTATGCACATAAACAATGCTGCCGTCTTCAGCTGCTTGAATAGTGGCAATTTTTTTGCCTTGATCTTCAACTACCCAAAATTTATTCTTGACTACTGGTTTTGCAATTAATTCGCTCATGATGATTTAGCTAATGTGTGATGTGTCACAATTTTACCTAATTCCTGTCCTAGATCTTTATTGTCATCGATTACATACATATCGCCTTCGTTGCCGTAGCCTGTAGACACCTTTACAACGTAGCCACCGTGTGCAGTGTGAACATCAAATGATATTTTTTTGTTGGGCAATTTGTTTTCGTTGCCCCAACCGCCTAAATTAATTCCCGAAATATCACTCACAGTCAACGGAGCGATTCCTGCAGCTGATCCAGCCATGGTAGAAGAATAATTGCTCATAGTTTCATTTGCTCCAACATAATAGCCTGTGCCACTTGTTTGGCAAAGTCTTGATCTTCGTGAATCATATATAATGTGCCGTCGCTGCGATCAGTTTTTTGATTATATACACGAGATTCAAGAATATGACCGCCCACTGCGTTGTATAGACAAAAGTTCATGCCATTTTGCGACGGTCTGTCGCGATCTCGTTCTACTACTTCCAATCGCGCCATTTGAATATCTTCCTCATTTAGCCAACAGCGTAATTTTCTTTTTAACCATCTCATTGTTCTGCCTCCATGCATAGTGCTCGCATCATTTCAAATTTGTCGTTTAAGTCTTTTAGGCCGGGATGCCTAGCCAATAGTTCTTTTAATTTTTGATCTTCGTGCATTTTTTTCTCAGCCCATTCGAGTATTCGCTTTGTATCTTCACTGAGGTCAATGTTTGCTGATCCATTGGCAAACGGTTGCCACGAACTACCGTCGTAAACTTCCATACAACCACCGTTATGAATGTTATAACGTACCATGCCTGCAATTGGCTGTGTAGTATTGATATATGGTTTATTACCGTTATAAGTTTCTACGTTTAACCACTGACTGTTTCCGTGGATATTATTAATCATTAAATGTACTCCGCTAATAAAATTGAAACTACAAAACCAATCATCAAATAAACCATGGCATGTGCAAGTTGATCAATGCCGATCCACAACCAGAATTGATCTGACTCTGTGCTTAATCTAACAGTTGCTCGGCGATGTACAAGATCCATGGTGTAATGTAATACTGCATCAAATACCGCGAGCATAATGCATGCCTGCAAATTTAAAAAATGCATTAAGATTACATAGGTCAAGACACCATGGAGACCGGCATGTTGCAAACCGCCTAGTCTACCAAAGTGTCCTTTGTCTTTGATCATTCTATCACTTTGCCAACAGAAGTCTGCCAGAAAGTGTTTAACAAACAGCAAGGCTAACACGAGCCAAGTTGTCATCCAGGATACTCCGCACTCAGCAGTTCTGCGTAGTTTGCTGAATGTTCACTTAGTCTATTAAGTTCGTACTTGCCGCAGAACTTTAAGAATTGTGCGCCTACCATTGGTCTACTTTGCTTTACAGCACCTGCTTGAACAGTTCCGTCAATCTTTGCTTTGATATCTGCAGGTTGTGCAGCGAGATCCACTAGAGTCACATTGCGATTATAATCATCTAGCACTCTATGCTCAACTCCATTATGATCAGTCCACCGCTGGAGCATGAGATTGTTCCAGTCAAATCCCTTTTTATCTCGATCAGCAAACGCTTCAGTGAGACCAACTTTATTTTTGCTACCTTTGGTCCTAACACCAGGATAGGCGGAAAAGACGTTATCTGTCGGATCACCGCGCATACACTTCTCAAACAGGATCCATTTTGGATCAGGTATGACCTTGGGAGCTTTAGTTTTCTTGTCAAGGACTAGTTTACCTTTCTTGTCAAAGATACCTTCTAGTGTGTGAAGTTCATCGGCAACACCATTATATTGCTGTACATTCGGTGCCAGCAGTTGGTAAAAGTCAGTATCGGATGAAACAATAACGTGATGGTCATCGGGATGGTTCCAGATCCAACCAGAGATAAGATCATCTGCTTCGAGCTCGCTGTGTTGGAGCACGGTGCAATTAGTTTTTTCAGCAAGAAAAGTCTTAAGATTATCGAAAGCTTCCCAAAAAAGTCGGTCCTCTTCAGCTTCCGCCTCCGTGAGAGCCGCCCTCGCGACTGCTCTATTCTTTTTATATGGCTCATAGAAATCTTTGCGCCAGCTCCGCCCTTCGAGGCAGAATACCACATGATCAGCTTTTTGATCTCGCCACGCTTTATTAACTGATGCCAGGGTGACATGAATTGCAAATCCTAATCGATCCCATGTGTCCGATTGACGATGGGCCGAATGGCGAGCACGGAAGAATGTGTTTGCTGTGTCTACAATTAGATATCTCATACAGTAATAGTAGCATATTATAACAGCTTGGTCA